ATGAAGTTCAAAAAACCAAAATCTCCTATTTCAAAAGTTAAATCTAGCGTAAAAAGGTCAGTGAACAAGACAGTTGTACCAGGTTATGGTAAAGGCGGAGCAACTGCTTTAAGTAATCCAAAGAAATACGTAAAGAAAAGACTGTTAGGACAACCACTGTCTAAAAAAAGGAAAAAAGGATTACTTTCATTGTTCAAATAGGAACCATTAAGGGATGCATTTAGTTGCATCCCTTAACTACATACCAAATACTCCCGTGTCGATTATCAACTTTCGGAAGAATCTTTTAAGTATCTAAGATTACAATTATGACTGACTAGTGAATACATATCTGAGAGCACTAGATTTATTAGAGAAAGCCCCAATTCTAATAACTGGGGCTTTTGATTACTTCTAGATTACACAGTAAATTACTTACCTAACTCTCAAACGGTCGCCTGGACGAATAACATCACTTGTCATTCCATTCAAGCTCTTAATAGCTTCAACTGTAGTATTATACTGTTGTGCGATACCCCACAATGTTTCCCCAGATTGGACAATGTGGTAAACTACCCCACCACTGACAATCAGAACCTGGCCTGGATAAATGGTATCACCTGTAAGACCGTTTAAATCCTTTAATTGTTGTACCGTCATATTATGGGCTTGGGCAATACTCCACAATGTATCACCAGGCTGTACTGTGTAAGTATTAGTTCCTCCATTATCTTTCCTTCTTAATCCAAAATGAGAAGCAATGGCATCAGCTAGTGCCTTCCCTGTTCGATCCATTACGATATCATCACGCATTTTGACAATATCAATGGTGGAATCCATAAACCCACCTTCAATTAGAATTGCTGGCATATTGGATTCACGAAGCATATGGAAGTTTTCCGATTTAATACCACGATCTCGTAAGCCCATTGCACCAACTATAGCCGGGTGAATTTTTCTTGCTAAAGCAAGACCAGTAGAAGAACCAGGATAATGGTAGGTTTCAGTACCAGTCCAAGTACCCCATTGACCTGTGTTAGCGTTGTGATGATAAGATACCAAAATATCTGCACCTTCACTATTTGCCTTATTCGTACGTGCTGTTAAAGATACATCGGTGTTCCCAGTTGGGTCATCTAAACGAATAATAATGGCATTTTCATATTCATTCAAATACCTAGTAGCTGCAACTACTACTTTGTTGTTGAAATACCATTCCCTTTCACCATCCGGAGTTCTTTTCCCCGGTGTATTCATACCATGTCCTGCGTCTAATGCGATTTTAGCCATAAACAATCTCCTCCTAATATTTTTTATATTAAAAAAGTGACTTGCCCATTTGGACTAGCCACTTATTTAATCCGTTAGTTTTTGTATCGTAATATTACACATCATCTCTCGGTTTTTGATATGTTCTTGCTTGTACACTATCACTTAAGCCCTTGGTTGTCGGATCAATCAGTGCATTCCAAACACTTACCAATACTAGTGCCAATACATATGGATTAGAGATTGCTTGTGCAAGAACATCCCCCATTATCACCCATGTAGTTAAATCCTCAAATTTAATACCTAAATAGCTGATAATGGGTAACAAGATTGCTAGAATAAGCTGGGCATAGAATACTGGATTACTAAATCTAACTTTCCAGTTAATCTTCAACCTTCATCACCTCCCCTCAGAAGGCGATAAAAAAGAGCCCTTACCGTGGTGGTAAACGCTCTTCAATATCATCCAGCTTAGTTATAACAATGTCATACTTCGTGCTAAATCCTTTTAATATTTCGTTTTGATCATCGATTGTTTGATAGAGTTGTTTCTCTCTTTCATTTGCCTCTTTTCTACTTGTATAAAAAAGCCAAACAAAAAGAACCGCAAATGGTCCTTGTGTAAGAAAGTATTGAATTAATGTTTCATCCATGGTTACCTCCTCTATTGTATGGCATAAAAATTAACCCCTTCTATACTCGAGTTAGTTCTTTAATCCCTCAACTAGTAAGATTGGGGATTGGGTATTACTGTAGATCTTTCTCAAAACAATAGCATGTTGTCAACCACTGCACTCTTAGAGTAACCAAAAGTGTCCAAAATTAAATAAGTACTTCCTTTTAATTAACTGCTAAGAAGGTTATTCCAGATAGTGACACGAAGGAGCCGCCACCTCTATTTAGAACAATTCTACCATCAGGGTATACATAGACTCTTGCAGAATCGGCCATACTATGGGCGCAAGAAAATATGAGAGTAGCTGATGGTCTATATCCGACTGGCAAGCGGGCGATAATAGTGCCCGAAGCCCCACTTTTGATAAGACCACTCACATGCACAATGCCATCTGCTGACTTTACAGCTTTAGCGATTTCAAAACTACCGCCATAGTTTTCCCAACCGTTGAGCAGACTAAGATTAGTAGTGGCAGAAGTGCCTATTTTACCTAGAACCTTCAAGTCCCTAACCGCCAGATCTCTGTATTCAGTGTCATTCGCATTCCTAACTTGTAATTGTTCCACTGCCCCATTTAGGAATTTAAGACCTATTTTGCCCGATTCCAGGAATCCATGATTTAAGAGTTCTTTAAATTGAAATGAAAATTTACTGTTAGAAATTAGGTCCGAGATGTCTAATCGCGTCGTTCTCATATTGGTATAACCACTATCCAACATAATACTGCCACCATTTCCATCATATAAGAATAGGATTGTCAATTCCTCTTGTGCGGAGTATATACCTTGTATATATGGCACTTTGCCTGAAGTATTAGGATTGAAATAAATTGTCTTAGTTCCTGCTCCATTGCCCATAAAAATATTGTCTCCCACTTTTAAATCGGTTGCTACCTTTATTTCAGTCTGTGACTCAATACTACCACCAGTAATTTTGACACCTGTAATTTCCCCACCAGTTACTTTGCCAAGTGTTGCCGATATGGCGGATAGCTCCCTGATATTTAAAGTGTCTGCATCGAATTGAGAGGTTGTCCAGGTATTACCATTCCATCTTTTGATAGCGATGATTTCAGTCATAGCCACATTGGTCTGGAACCAAGTAGTGTTAATAGCTGGATTGCTTGGTGGCATCGGTCCCATATGGGCTATTCCGTCTTTACCAGCTGGTCCTTGAGGTCCGATATCACCCTTAGGACCTGGGTCTCCCTTGTCCCCTTTGTCTCCTTTGATTTTCGTCCAGGTATACCTAGTAGGGTCGTTTGAGTCAGCTTTAACGAAATCAGTATAATTACCGATATACAATTTGTTAGAAGAGTCTGTAGTACTGAATCCACTGCGTCCATCAGCACTATTCGCATATGCCACATGGAAGTAAGGTGTTCTTCCGTCCTCCCCTGGTGGTCCTGGTACACCCTGTGAGCCATCACGTCCCTTAACTAATGTCCACTTATAGTGACTAGGATTGGTTGAGTCCTGTGAATTAAAGTCTACATACATACCAATATATTCTCTGTCTGGGTTGTTAGTGCTAAAATCAACAGTACCATCTGAACTATTAGCATAAGCTATGTGTGTGTAAGGGGTTTGTCCATCTTCACCCGGAGGCCCTGGTATTCCTTGATCACCTTTTGGCCCTTGTGGACCGGTATCTCCTTTTTCCCCTTTTATAGTTGTCCATTCCTGTAATTCCTCATCCCACAATTTCAATTGTGCTGGACTTTGGCTAGTATCAATCCACTTAGGGTGTTCTATTGGATTTGGAGGAATTACTTGCTCAGGAATTTGTTTTTCCGCAAAATCTTCTACAAAAAGATGTATAGAAAGTTCAGCTATCCTTACTTTCCTATCAATTTCATCACGAATAGCTTTCCAGTTATTTTGGACCTGTTCGACGGTATATTCTATAAAGTCTCCGAGCTCAACCTTTTTACTTGCTGGATTAAAGATATTCCGATTTTGCTTATAAATACGGGCTTCTACGAACAAGGGCGGATTAAACGTAGTATCTTTTATTTTTACAATATCACCAAAACGAATCCTTTTATTTTCCATTCTGGTTATATGTTCTAAATCTATGATATTGGCTTCATAGCTTACAATTGCGTTAATACGTTTTTTTAACTCGGCTTTACCAAGTCTAATAAGATTTTCCTCAGTCATATCACGGCCTTCGGATTGAGGTTCATATATACTTACTATATGCTGACCTCTGCGCCCCCATCGTTCTAGTGCTTCTTTATCCTCTACATACACTTCTAATCGTGTACCGTCTTCCATTTCAGGTCCTAAGCATAAGAGGGCTGTTACAATTTCACTGGAATCTTCCTTCCTTCTAATACCTTGAAGGTCTTTTCCGAACTCTACGTGTCTACCTCTCCATCCGCCTACTCGCTCAACTAAATCTACATATCTTTTAGTGATTCGATTGCTATTTATTTCAACCCTAAAGTCTAGTTCTAGTTCAAACTCTGTAGCTAGTTTTTTTAAAGCAGAAAATGGATCAGTGTAATTATCGAAAGAAATTGCTCGCAATCCTTTGTAAGCAACATTGCCCGCCTCTATCTCTGTACCGGCTAGAATTTCTCTAACATGTACTTCCGCTGACTGTTGGGCTGTTTTTGTAGGTGATACTACTTTTGCCCCTATCAGCTCTTGAAATGAAGCTAAAGCAGTTACATCAATAAGATTTACACCATCACTATCGCGATATCGATCAGTCAACTTAATAACAAATTCCCGGTACTCACCATCTTCACCGGGAATAACTAATCTGTTTTTATCTGTTAGATGTTGCGAATAACGTCTGTCAGCAAATGCAGTAAACTTAAATGTTTCAAGCATAGCTGACATATCACGTTCATGAATATTGTCAATTACATCCTGTTTATTTATCCAATCTAAAAAGTCATCAGTTTGACCATCTATTATGAAAATTTTAGTCAAAGCTTATCCTCCCTTCTTATCTATACCGTTTTCTATATCTCAGTAGTGTATCAAAGCTGTTAGGATGTACCACCAACTGATTCTCACCTTTTACAAGACTGATAAAGTCGGAGCCAAAATCAAGTAAATCATTACGTGGTTCTCCATTAATAAAAGCGTCACCGGTTAAACTGTCGAGAGTGATAATATCACCCTCGCCTGCAATAAATGGAACGCCATTTGTTTTCTGGTTGATTTTATCGATACTAATAGAGGATAAGCCAGTATTGGATCCTAGTATCAAGTGGTTTCCTACAGCACCTATATGAATGACTACTTGAGCTACTTGATTCGTATATTTGTTTTCACTATCTTCCCACTCCACAGTACGTCTTGCATGGTGTCGACCTGTAGATGTGTCAACTTTCGCTAAATAGCAATACCACTTGTTCCCTTCTCTTTCAATATGGACTTGACCAGAAAAGTTATTCCAAGTGCCAACATTATCACCATGTTCACTTATAATATATTTACCGTCAGTTAATCCACCAGCTCTAAACTCTGCCCGGGTATTAGCTCTCCCAGTAGAAGTATCTTTTAAAGCAACTTTGCAGACATCACGACCAAGTACATCCTTAAGATAAATTTCAACACGTCCGACCTGCCCTGCCTTACTATTAAAAAACCCTAAAAATGCTTTCATACGAAAATCTCTTAACGGCTCAGATAACGAGTGTTTAATAGCTGGACCATGCCAACTAGAACCTTCTCCGTAAGAATCTGCTACAAACCTACTATTCCTAGTTATGATATCTCCAGCAACAATCCCACCGTCAATATCACTATTAGAAGCATTTACAAATCCTACTAAACTGTCACCGTTAGAATAAAAAATTCTCTCATACTTTAAATAAGGAGTTTGGCTCTCTACATCTACTGGTCTCCCAAGCATGGTATAATTTGGGTAAACTTGATCCCCTATTTTATTCGGATTGCTGTTGTTTTGAATCATTGCAAACGTGATTGGTTCTCTTACTATAAATTCAACAATTGGAGCAGCATGTACTGTGCCATCATTAGTCACTGTGTGTACTTCTGATTCAAAATTCTCTGTTTGTTCAGGTCCGTATTTTAAAGGATCCGAACAAAGAAAAATAATCGTACCATTTAACGTGTTAGAATCTTCTTCTGGTAATTGATTTGACTGCATGGTTGCATAAAACAGAGCATCCTCATCAGTAAATGACAATTCCTTTTTGGAGCCCACTAATAATGAATTTAACTGGTCCAATCTTTTCCTTAATCCCTCATTGGTACGATCCGTTATTTTATACATGACAGTTATCTCACGAGGTTCTAAATTCGCTCCATCTTGCTCTATTAATCCATCCATTCCGGGAACAGCTACAGTATTAATTTTCTGATCTATATTACTTCTACCACTAACGGTCAGAGTTATGAAACTACCATCCTTGTCAGTAAGTAATTGATCGAGATTAAATGAATTAAATACTGTCTCGATTGACATGGAAGTGCTTTCTGTACCACTTCCTGCAACTGTATCTACAAATTTATACATAAAGCACCTCCTATAAAAATAGTTTCTTAACTTTTGTTTTTCGATCTTGAACGGAAGTTATGTCATCAACAAATCCCTCGAAGTCATTTCCACCGATTGCAAGATTAATATATGCCGGTTGTTTAGATACAAATATTTCACTGTTAATCGTGTGATTTAATTGTCCATTGGCTTGATGATTAATTCCAGCCACAACCCCACCAATATCCGTAATAGGCATTTCATCATTGATAGCAGTCGTCAAATCCGACATAGCTCTAACAGCAACCCGTTTTCCATTATCAATGGATTTCGCAATCGATTGTGGAATTTGTATTTTCATAATGTCCCTCAAAGCGCCCTCTTTCGCTGGACTAAATGGTAAAAAGTTACGGATTTTTTGTGTTACATTACCAATTGCATCAGTTACAAAACTAATTGCGCCCATAATACCATCTGCAATGGACGTAACAATATTTTTACCAGCTTCTAGGAACTTATCACCAATGTTAAATACAATATCTAGAGCTTTCCCAATTCCCTCTGTTACAGCATCTTTAACCGAGGTAAATGCACCAGTCACTGTATCAATTACTCTATTTAAAATATTTGATATAGCTTCTTTAATACTATTCCACACAGTTGTAACTATGCTTTTTACGGTATTTAGAATGGTTGAAATAATGCCCTTGATAAGATTAAATGCACCACTTATCAGGGACTTTATAATAGTTAAAGCTCCACTAAGAACCTGTTTCACTGCATCCCATAAACCAGACCAATTACCACTAAATAGAGCACTAAAGAACTGTATTATTCCCACGATAAAATCAGTAGCCCCGCTTATTACTCCTTGAATTACTTCCCAAACTGTAATAATAATCCCTTGTATGGAAGGCCAAATATCTTGCATTATATTGAAGATATTAGTTATAACCCCTTCAATTACACTCCAGATAACCTCTGAAACAAAACTAATGACATCCCAAATTTTATTCCATACACGTTGTGCTACTTCAAGTATCATTTCACCATGCTCATCCCAAAAAGCTACGAGCGCACCCCAAATTTCCTTCACCGAGTTCACGACCTCTTGAATTACAAGCGTCACAACTTCTGAAATGGTATTCCATACACTTGAAGCAACAGAAAGTAGTTTGTCGCCATTTTCGCTCCACCATTCAACTACATAGCCCCATATTTGCATAATAAAATCGCCGACTAATTGGACAATAGGCATAACTACGTCTTTAATATTATTGAAGGCATTAATCACTGCGTCCCTAAAACTATCATTTGTTCTCCACAGATAGACAAACACTGATACTAGCCCTATTAGTAATCCAATGATTATACCCATAGGGTTCATTAACCCTTTACTCAAATTAATAAAATTACTTAATGCGTCTGGAAATTTATTAAATGTATCGATTGAACTATCAATAACTGATACTGTATCACTTATTGATTTATAAATCCCTGTCAAGACAGCAACACTTTCTGGATTAATCTCTATATTCAAGGCAGAGAATGCATTATTAACAGTTAATGCCGCGCTCTTTACCTTGGAAAGCATACCTTCTATATTATTTGTTGTGTCATCAATACCTTTGGCAACTTTATCTATACCCGTTGCTTTTATAAAAGCTTCAAAGCTATATTGTTCAGCAATACCAATCTACCTCCTTCCACCATTAACCACGGCAGCGATTTGTGCCATTTTCCGTATTTGTGGAGTGATTTCACGTTTTTCGTCGTGTTCTACTTCTTTAATACGATTTTTGTAATCAAAAAAGTCCTCGAATCGTTTATAGATCGGGACTTGTTTTTTACCTTGTTCCTTTGTAAGTGTTACCTGATGATTTAACCATGCCTGTTGGTGCTTAACATACTCTTTATCAATTCTCGCTAGATTAAAAGCTTTCATTCTCATTTGATATTCGTAAATTGACATAATCTCAATCTCATAAAGAGATTGACAGCCTAAATAGCGAAAACAATTGATTATTATCTGCTCATACGTTCTTAATGATTGATTCTTGCTTACTTCGTTACTTTTGCGTTTTCCTGAAAATGCTTGATTGTTGACGCTACTACCTGAGACTTTCCCATTTCATGAATTAAATTGGTAAAAAGCTTCTCTAATCCATCGTTTTCTTCAGCATAATGTTCGACCGCTTCATCGATTTCATCTGATGAAAAACCAACATGAGCAGATGCCGCTTTAATTATCTCCGCTATAGCAACCGGATTACGTTGCTCTAAATTCATATAGGCAAAGTTTACTCCCATTCCAAATTCTAGACCTTGATAATCTACTTTATATACTTCATCTAATGATCTACAAAACTTTAATCCAAATTTTAATTTTACGTCTTTATTATTAATTTTAAAGTTCACGGCCAGTTCTCCTCTTTTGTAATTATAAGAGAAGGCTATACGCCCACTCTTATAATCCTATATTTTAAATTGCTATTGCCATTCAGCAGCTACTTTTTGTGCTTGTAAAAATATCATTTTTCTAATGCTTCCTCTTACTGTTGATCCCCTTCTGGAGTTGTATCTTGGAATGCATATTGAACAGCTTGTTGCTGTTCTTCCGTAAGTGTAGCAAAGCCAAACTGAGGTGTTAGTTCAATTGCAAAATCGCCTGAATAAGTTGCTTCATCTTCTGCACCATTTTCCGAACTCCAACTCGTCATGTAACCCTGACAATAGATAGCGGGATACTTTCCATCCTCGTTCTTTAGGTCCTCATCAACGGTAACTTCCCACAGTTCCATTTTGTCCCCTTCAAGTACCGCTTCCAAAAGCATAGTTGCTACAGGATCGTCTTTAGCCTGAATCGCTTCAATTCCTGTTACTTCGCTTTCTAACTCACTTAACTTCCTAATCGTTCCATCCTTTGTCATAATTGCTTCTGCATCTCGCGAAAAATCAAACGTATGACTAGTTTGAAATGATAATTTTGCTGCTTCTGAATTTGCCTCACTTAATTTACGAAAAAGAAGAATCTTATTCTTCCCTTCTAACATTGCACGTTTTGGATCCATTTAATTACCTCCTAGATTTGTATACATTTTTACTTCAATCATAACGTAAAGTAATTGATTTCCTGCTTAGATTTCAGGAATCATGTTGACATTACTTGGTTGCATGAATTACTTGGCTCAGATTAGCCTAGTAAATTCATATTTCCTTTCCTAACTCCCTTAAATCATTCAATCCCTCCTACCCTATATACACACTCCACACTATTCCTATTCCACCGTATTGAAGGCTCCAATAAGCTTAGGAGACTTTGTTAATCGCTCAGATAAAATATATAAAGCGTGTATAGTCTATTTAATCCAAGAGCTTCATTTGAAAAAGCTCCTTTCACTTATTAGGAACTTCATACGACATTTGCACGACAATTCTTGCTCTTCGCACATTCAATATACTTTGTGTATAGTCTATTTAATCCAAGAGCTCCATTTGAAAAAGCTCCCTTCACTTATTAAGAACTTCATACGACATTTGCACGACAAATCTTACTCTTCGCACGTTCAATATGCTTTTGGACTGTACTTCTTCCAATATTTAATTCCTCAGCTATTTCCGCGAATGATTGCGCATAGACAGTGTGCAATAGAAAACATTGCCTCTGTCTCGGTGTCATCTCTGCTAGTATATTGAGAACCGTACTTTTTTCCTTCTCATCTAATTTCCGTTCTTGAGGAATTATCTCCAATGATGGAAACATGTCCATATCCTCTATTGCCATTCGTTGATAAGCTGCCTTTTTATCAATTCCTCGTATTTTATTTGGCTCTCGACCGGTAGACATCCAATCAATTGCTTCTTGAACCGTTTCAATCATGCTATTTATCTGTGTCTTATCTAACTGATCGAGCAATGAATCTCCTAGATTGTTTTTCATTTTGTATAGCTCTTGCTTGCTTTGTTCATACTCTAAAATTAACTTATCCGCCCAATTATCCTTTGTTTTTTCACCCATCTAATCTCCTCCAAACTCTTCATATGAATTTAAACAAAAAAGAGGCCACTAAACATTAGCCGTAGCTAATATTCAGTGTCCTCCAGCTTACTGGTAGAACGATTTATTCGCCGTTTTTAACTCTAGCAAGATTCAAAGAATCTATTTTTCAGCTTGTTTTATTCAAAATTCTTCCCCTTCATCAAACTTAATTCGCTTTACCTTCCCTTGATGTGTAACAACCTTTGTCTCACCATGTTCAGGTAAATAAGTAATTCTAGCCTTTCCTTGACTATAGACAACTACAAATGGGCTCTGACTTTCACTGATGTCCATGGTTAATACACCTCTCTTAATAGGAATATCTTTTAATCTCATATTATCTCCTCCTGTTCTTCCATAATAAAATTCTGTTCTCCCTTTCCAGCAGCTTAATTCTCTTTTTAGCCTTGTTGTAAAGGTTGAGATAAATTATTACCATAATGGCATAAACCATAATGGTTAGTAATAAAATCATAATTGAAATTTCTTTCATATCGATTCCTCCTTTAAAATTGATTTAGCTACTCCCCGCACTTTTCCTATAATGGGCTAGCAAAGCTGCAACTTCCTCTCGACTGGATTCCAGTTCTTTAGAAAAATGATTAGCGTTCCCCTTAAGTTCTTTGAACCAATCAGGTACAACTTCGCTATGTACCTGTTTCGGATACATTATTTCTTCAGCCTGAGCCTGATTGATATTCGTAATATTCTTTTTTACCCATGATAATAAGATACTTTTGGCATAGCCCCAGTTAGGCTTATTTCTATTTAAGGATCTACTTAAAGCTTCGATTACCATTTCGTTTCCAAGTTTTTTTACCCAACTTAGGATTTCTTCTGCAATATGTGGACTTATGTGTCCAAAATTATCTTGATAAAAGGCAATAGTATTTGAAGTAGTTGCTGACTTTTTTTCTACATCTTTTTCTTGTTCTTCTTTTTCTTGATTTTCTTCTTCTTGTCCACTTATCGTTGACGCATCGTAGAACGAATCGTAAATTTTTTTAATTTCTTGCTTTTCGATTCGTTCTGCAACTAAGGATATTAAGGACTTGTCCTTTACTTGATTCAATTCTGATTTGACACAATCGATAACTGGTTTACCACCTCTATTGAAGTTATATTTACCCCAATTTCTTAATGCTATTTCTCTTGTTTTCGGGTTATAAACAACAATTTCATGATGGTTGATGAATCTATCTAACAGTGCGTTTATACTTTCTAAAGAATAGCCAGTATCAAATGCCATTTGTTTTTTGGTAATCTGATATATACCAATTTGTGTCGTGTTTGCGTTTGTTAAGAGATATAGAAAAAAGTACTTATCCTCAGGTGTCATTTCCTCTACCACTTTAGGATCATCCCAGAACTCCGTATGCACCATTCTAAATCTAGCCATCTACCTCACTCCTCTATCTATACTTCTCACAAACTATCCTATTTCTATTTTTTGGTTGTTCTTGAATCTCACAATCTAATTGTAGTTTCAATAAGATATATTTCGGCTAAGTCTACTGCTCTTGCTAATTTATAAGGTTTATCAAACATTCATAGTATGCGTACTATTGTTAATAGATGACATCTTTTTGTGTTGTTTTTTGACACATAACTTTTATGAAAATACTCTCCATTGATAATTAGAGAGTTGCTAACTATTTTGTATCGATTTAGTGTTAAGAATATACTCCCCCCACGTTGTGTTCTGACACATTTTCCTCTTTGAAAGCTATAAAAGCCTATTATAAATTGGCATAGTATGACCTCCTTTTTAGAAATGGGTGTCCCTACGTGTTGTATCTTGACACTAAGATAATCTATTTAGTGTTAAATGTCAACACATAATAGATTTTTCTTTATTTTTGTGTTGTTTTACGATACAATAACAAATAAGTCGAGGAACCAGTGGTGATAAGTATGGTAGATAATAATAAAATTGGAGAGTTTTTGAGGAATTATCGTAAAGAACATAACAGAATGTCTTTACGTGCTCTATCCGAAAAGACAGGTATCAGTTTCTCCCATTTAAGTAAAATTGAACGTGGAGAACACATTCCTTCTAAACCCACCTTGCGAGTATTGGCTGAGAAGCTAGACCTAAATTTGGATGACCTCTTCATAATGGCTGGGTTTGCACCTGAGAAAAAAATCAGTAGTTCCGATTTGCTTTATTCCAATCCGGATCCTGAAGAGCTTCAGAAGGTTAAAATCATCGATAAGATTACTAGCGAATTCCATGAAGCGGATTTGATGTTTAATGACCTTGCCAACATGACACCAGAACAATTAGAAGAGGTATATGAATTTATAAAATTTAAATTAAGTAAGAAATAAAGAAGATTAGATCGCATTAGAATCATATTTTTGAAAAATATCACTTACTAAAAAGAATAAAGTTAATTTCATACATGGACTTTTAAAGGGGTGCAACTTGCACGCCTAATCTTTTACTATAAAACAGAACATATATTCGTATTATTCAACATAGGGGGAATGAAATGTATACACATTTAGAAGATTATGTTTTCAACTTATATCATAATTTATCCATTAGCCGTCCTGAACAATTAGATATAGAAGAAATAGCCAATAAACTTGGGATTAATCTTTATTACAGTTCTTCTACCTATAGATATGGTAATAACATTATTCTTCAATATGATACTAAACAAAAACAATGGCAATTATTCGGGCATGAAATCTGTCATTATTTAAGGCATTTCGGTAACCAGCTGACCATGAAAAAATCCTTTAAGGACCTTCAAGAATGGCAAGCGAACCATTTTGCTTATCACTTTTGCGTTCCAACCTTTATGTTGGAAAAAATACACACACCTACTGTAACGGATATTATAAGCATTTTTAATGTTGAATTTGATTTTGCACTTAGAAGACTAGAAATGTATCAGAGTAAATTGAATTTTGATGGGAATGACTTATGTTTGGGTATGTAGTTAAGAAGAGGTTTGCAAACTTTATTTTTCTCAAAAAGGGCAAGGGGGGATAAGAAATACTTAATCCATTGCTTTTTTGACGCGATTAAAAGGGATTCGAACTCCCGGCAAACCTGGTACCGGAAACCAGGTAGGGTTAGTTAAAACTGAATGATATGGTGTGACAATACTGTCACACCATATCATTATTTGTTATATAATTCGATTTTGTATACGAACTGCCTCTTGCTAAGATTAAATTAACAATTAGTTAGAAAGGCGGGTTATCTAATGGAACAACTATTATTTATTGTGTCTATAAGTGCTTTAGGCTTATGCTTTTGCGTTTTCATTTTGGGGATTATTAATCATGGTTTACGTAATCTGTTTGAATCAAGATACACAAAAGTATCCACCTTATTGTTTGTTATTTATATACTTACCTTCATACCTTACCTAATAATTTCATCTATTTAAAATATGTATTGGTTCCTATATAATAGTTATAGAATAATAGAGATAGGGTGTGAAGGTATGAAAAAATTAAAGGACCTTGATCTGGATTTAGTTATCTCCTTCTCGATTCTTTGTTCTCTTCTATCAGCAGTGACTCTAGGTATACTGACAGTTGTAATAACTTTTCATAGCTTTGTTTTTGGTTATACAGTTATGTATACTATAATTTACTTCCTCTTTTACTTACTTTTTGCTTCTACGATCCAGATTATGCTTAGCTTGAAACCTAAAAAGTTTTATATCCCATACTTGCTAGTTTATGTTGTAGGCGCACTGGTAGCCTCTGCTATTGTATTCTTTTTAATGGATGATGTTGGTAACCCATTTATTATGACTTCGTACTATGTTATTAGTGGATCAGCTGCAATCATTTTTTGGCTATTTGACTCGATTATTTTACAGGGTGAAATAGATAATTAAGTAAGCTATCTTATTAACTGAGTAATTATTGATAGTGTTATTCATATTCTCTCCTCACCCCAAATTGAAAAAATGAACACCTCATATACATTATGCATATACTTAAAGGCCGTGAGAAAATGTCAAAATATGTCAAAATAACCTTTGTGATAACCCTAGTAATTCAAGCGATAGGAACTTTATATAGTACTTATAGTGCTTTTATCTATGGAAATCCTAAAAAAATTATAGAATCAGAAGAAATTGCAGTAGAGTATTTAAAAGAAGAAAAAGGATATCAAAACCCTGGTATACTAATGGTTAAAGGAAACTACAATTGGAAAGGAAGTTATGGAAAAAAATATGGAGGATTCATTATTTTAAAAGACAATAATGATATAGTATACAGTTATGTTATTCGGAATGATAAAATAATTGTACTGGATGATATACCTACAAAATATTAGCTTAGTCATAAAGATTGGTACCATACTAAGATATACAGGAATCGATAGTTGAAAGGATACAAGGATTACTACTAAGTCCGAGATTAGGAACTGAAACCCTAGAGAATACGCGGATGCCTGGCAAACTAAAAAGCAAGGGAAGAATCGCCTTCGATCCCTTGCTTTTATTTTTTCTAAGACGCGCCCAGAGGGATTCGAACCCCCGGCAAACCTGGTACCGGAAACCAGTGCTCTATCCAGCTGAGCTATGGGCGCATAAGGATTTAGTTAATCAAAAAATCGAACACATAGGCTATTATAACGTCTGTAGACTTAATTAACAAGTATTTTTAGTTGAAAATGGTTTAATTCGTTCATCTGACGGGCATGATGGAAAATGTGCTTTTGACAATATGAACAAGATGAAATATTAGTCGAACGTTTTTGTTTGACCTTAATTGACCATTGTTATATGATAAAATTATCCAAAGATTGGATATATCCATAGGAAAAGATTAAAGGAGGAATTCCAATGAACTTAATACCTACAGTTATTGAACAAACAAATCGTGGTGAACGCGCATATGATATTTATTCCCGTTTATTAAAAGACAGAATCATCATGTTAGGAAGTGCAATTGATGATAATGTAGCAAACTCTATCGTTGCTCAATTATTATTCTTAGAAGCTGAAGATCCTGGAAAAGATATTTCCCTATACATTAACTCACCAGGTGGATCCATCACTGCTGGTATGGCAATCTATGATACCATGCAATTTATTAAATCTGATGTATCTACTATTTGTACTGGAATGGCTGCATCTATGGGTGCTTTCCTATTAGCAGCTGGTGCAAAAGGTAAGCGATATGCTTTACCTAATAGTGAAGTAATGATTCACCAACCACTAGGTGGTACACAAGGTCAAGCTACTGACATTGAAATTCATGCAAAACGCATCATTCAAATGAGAGAAAACTTAAACAAAATTCTATCTGAGCGTACTGGTCAGCCAATTGAAGTAATTAACCGTGATACAGAGCGTGATAACTTCATGACAGCTGCAGGTGCTGTGGAATATGGTTTAATTGATAAAGTGTTAGAGCGTAAACCAGAATAG